CAAAAGTAAAAGAACATTATGGTTTTGATTTCTACGTATACCAAGGTTCGAAACTAATTCGCGTTTGCCCATCAGAGGCTCTGGCTAAGGCAGTTGCGGCAAAGCTAGCCGCTTAAATATCAAAAGCAGCATGACGATAAATTAACCCCGCTTCGGCGGGGTTTTTCTTTGCCCCTACGTCACGTTGCGGTCCGCGCCGCTCAGTGCTAAAACGGTGGGCAGCGGAGGTGGCCAGCATGGCACAGAAATCAAGGTTCGCGGTGTCCCTGTCTGTGGGTCGCGGCGAGAAGCTATCGGTGAAGCAGGGTGCGGGTCTGACGGCCAAGGGCCGAGCGAAGTACAATGCCAAGACTGGATCGCATCTGAAGGCCCCTGCGCCCAACCCCAAGAGCGAGGCGGACAAGGGCCGCAAGGCCTCCTTCTGCGCCCGTATGGGCGCGGTGGCCGCTAAGGCCAAGAATGGCGAACGTGCCAAGGCATCACTCAAACGGTGGAAGTGCTGATATGAAGAACGGTCTTTACGCAAACATCAACGCCAAGAAGGATCGCATCGCGGCTGGGTCTGGCGAGAAGATGCGCTCACCCGGCGCTAAGGGCGCACCTACGGCCTCGGCCTTCAAGGCCAGCGCCAAGACGGCCAAGAAGTAAACGATTAAACCAGCCCCGCTTCGGCGGGGTTTTTCTTTGCCCAGCCCTCGCGTTGCAGTCTGCACCTTGCGGTGCTATATGTAGCTCTAGCGAAAGGCTCGAGACACATGCAAGCACCGCCAAAGAAACCCCCAGTTCGGAAGCGCGCCGCGAAGGCCGCAGCCGACACACCACGCACCAAGATCAAGGCCGCTGCCACAGCGCCAGTCAAAGAGAAGCCGCCCGGCTACGTGTTTGGGCGGCCTACGTCCTATCGTCCAGAGTACTGCGACGACGTGATCCGCATGGGCAACGAGGGCTACTCTATCGTCGAGATGGCCGCAGAGATCGGCGTCAACCGTGTTACGCTTGAGGTGGAATGGCCAGAAAAGTGGCCAGACTTCTCTCGAGCCTTCGCGCAGGCGCGCCTGTTGTCGCAGGCTTGGTGGGAGCGCCAAGGCCGCAATGGCCTGCTCGCTGACAAGTTCCAAGCGTCCCTATACAGCCGCTCTATGGCCGCTCGCTTCCCAGCCGACTGGCGCGAAACCAGCCGCGTCGAGAGCACCGGCAAGGACGGCGGCAAGATCGAGATCGAGAGCACCAGTGGCACGGCCAAGGAGATCATGGCCCTCCTGCGCGCCCGCAAGGGCAAGGGCGACGCCCCTAAGTGATCTTCGACCTGCCAGAGGACAAGCAGCTCGCAGCCATCGCCGCAATGGGTCCTACGGACCTCGCGGCCTTGCGCTGGCAGCTTGCATGGGACGACACCGCCCGCGACAAGCAGCAGCCGCCAGAGGGCGACTGGAGCCAGTGGGGCGTCATGGCAGGGCGAGGCTTTGGCAAGACCCTGCTCGGCGCGCAGTGGATCGCGTGGGAGGCGTGGTGCGATCCCGAGGCGCTGCCTAGCGCCGTCATCTGCCCGACGCAGGCAGACGTGCGCTACACGGCCTTCGAAGGCCCAGCCGGTATCATCAGCATCATTCCGCCCGAACTGGTAAAAGATTACAACCGATCGGACCTGATCATCACCCTGCGCAATGGCGCGACGATCCGTGGGTTCAGCGCCGAGAAGGCCGAGCGCCTGCGCGGGCCACAGCACAGCCGCATCTGGTGTGATGAATTGGCCGCGTGGCAGTACGCGGACGACACGTGGGACATGGCCATGATGGGCCTGCGCCTCGGACCCAAACCCAAGATACTCTGGACCACCACGCCCAAACCGATCGAACTGGTGCGCAAGCTGGTGACGCCGCAGGCTGGGCGCGTCATCACGCGCGGCTCGACGTACGAGAACCGCGACCACCTGCCCCAGACATTCTTCGACCAGCTCGTGCAGTACGAGGGCACGACGATCGGCAGGCAGGAACTGGACGGGGAACTGATCGACCCTGAAGAGGCGGGCATCATCAAGCGCTCGTGGCTGCGCCTGTGGCCCGCCAAGAAGCCGCTGCCGCCCTTCGACTGGATCGTGATGTCGCTCGACACCGCCTTCACGGAGGCCACCACCGACCGCAAGAACGGCGCGGACTTCAGCGCCTGCACGGTCTGGGGCGTGTTCCGCCACGAGGATCGCAACCAAGTTTTGCTGCTCGACTGCTGGCAGGAGCAGCTCGGCCTGCCCGACCTGATGAAGCGCGTAAAGCGCGAGCTGAACGTGGCCTACGGCGACGACCAAGACACGGCCCTGATCAAGCCCCTGTTCGGATCGTCCAAGATGGCCAGCGCCGGGCGCAAGGTGGACATCTGCGTGATCGAGGACAAGGGCAGCGGCATCAGCCTGCGCCAGATGCTGGACCGCGAGGGCATCACGGCCTACGCCTACAACCCCGGCAGGGCCGACAAGCTGTCGCGCCTGCATATGGTCTCGTCCGTCTTCGCGCGTCGGCAGGTGTGGCTGCCCGAGAGCGACAAGCACCCCAAGCGCCCGCGCACGTGGGTCGAGCCGATGCTGGCACAGCTCTGCGCCTTCACCGGCGCGGGATCGATCAAGCACGACGACTTCGTGGACAGTTGCTCGCAGGCTATACGCCTGCTCATGGATAAAAACATGCTCTCGGCCATGAAGCTCGACAAGAAGGGCAGCGAGCCAGAGTACGTGCCTCCCAAACCGTACAGCAATCCCTATGCGTCCTGACCGGCTGCGCTGCAACTACTGCGGGGACAACAGGCCCTTCGAAGAGTTCGCGGTGGATCGCAGCCGCGCGCTCGGCGTGAGCTACCGCTGCCGCGCCTGCACGGCGCGTGCGTACAAGGCGTGGTCCGAGACGGACGAGTACGCTGGGGCGCGCGAGGCCATCAATGGCAAGCGCCGCGCCAAGCGCACTGAAGACCCGCGACGGTACTGGTCCAGCCAAGCCTGCGACAACGCCAGATCGCGCGCCAAGCGCAAGGGCTTGGACTTCGATCTGGACGCGGGCTGGGTGCACGACAACGCAGCCGACGTGTGCCCCCTGCTCGGGATCGCCCTGCGCTTCGACCGGATCACCGTCGGCGGCGACAGCCCAGCCCTCGACCGCATCGACAACGCGCGCGGCTACACGCGCGACAACGTGTGGGTCATCAGCGCGCGCGCCAACCGCATCAAGACGGACGCCACCGCCGACGAGCTGTGGCGCGTGGCGACGGGCTTGCAGGCCAGAGTGGACAATACCAGCCCTATCGGTATAATAGGCATTAACCCCGCAGACGCGCTCGGCGCAGAAGGCACCTGATGGACCCCGAGAACGAAATGCCCGACGGCGAGATGGTGCCTATGGACGCCGAGCCTGCGCCTGACGTTGAGGACACCGAAGACGGCGGTGCCATCGTCACGCTGGACGAGGATATCCCGAGCGACGGGTCGTCGGACTTCTACGTCAACCTTGCCGAGGACCTGCCCGAGCCGCAGCTTGCCAAGCTGGCCTCGCAATTCCTTGAACTGATCACGCGCGACCGCGAGGCGCGCAAGAAGCGCGACGAGCAGTACGAGGAGGGCATACGCCGCACGGGTCTGGGCGACGACGCACCGGGCGGTGCCCAGTTCCAAGGCGCGTCCAAGGTCGTGCACCCCATGATGACCGAGGTGTGCGTGGACTTCAGCGCACGCGCCATCAAGGAACTGTTTCCGCCTCAAGGCCCAGTGCGCGATTTCATACCCGGCACGCTCACGCCCGAAAAGGTGGAGAAGGCCGAGCGCAAGACCAAGTACATGAACTGGCAGCTTACGACGCAGGCCACGGAGTTCCGCTCCGAGCTTGAGCAGTTGCTGACGCAGGTGCCGCTGGGCGGCGCGCAGTATCTGAAGCTGTCATGGGACGAGGGGCGCAACCGCCCGCAATTCCTGTTCGTCGCCATCGACGACATGTACCTGCCGTTCGCGGCCACCAATTTCTACACGGCGCAGCGCAAGACGCACGTGCAGTATCTGACCGAACTGGACTACCGCCAGCGCGTCAAGTCGGGCATGTACCGCGACGTGGACGTGGGGCACACGGGCACCGAGCCAGACCGATCCGCGTCTGACGTCGCCAATGACAAGATCGAGGGGCGCAGCGACACGTCCTACAACGAGGACGGCCTGCGCACCGTATTCGAAATTTACTGCTACGCAGACGTTGAGGACGACACGGACGGACCCGCGCCGTACATCATCAGCGTGGACAAGACGTCCTCGAAGGTGCTGGCCATATACCGAAACTGGGATGAGCAGGACGAGACCCGCGAAGAGTTGCAGTGGGTCGTGGAGTTCCCGTTCGTGCCGTGGCGCGGTGCCTACCCCATCGGCCTGCCGCACATGATCGGCGGCATCTCTGCGGCGGCCACGGGTGCCCTGCGCGCCCTGATGGACGCGGCGCACATTAGCAACAGCCAGACCATGCTCAAGCTCAAGGGCGGGTCACGAGGCGGCCAGTCCCTGAATATCCAGCCCACGCAGGTGGAGGAGATCGAGGGCGGCCTGAATGTGGACGACGTGCGCAAGATCGCTATGCCGCTGCCATTCAACCCGCCATCGCCGGTCCTGTTCCAACTGCTCGGCTTCTTAGTCGATGCCGGTAAGGGCGTGATCCGCACCACGATGGAGGAAGTCGGCGACGGCAACCCGAACGCGCCAGTGGGCACCACGCTGGCACGCCTCGAGCAGGGCATGGTGGTGTTCAGTGCCATCCACGCGCGCCTGCACAACTCGATGGCGCGCGTTCTGGCGATCCTGCACCGCCTCAACGGTATGTACCTCAGCGACGCCGAGGAGAGAGAGGAACTGGGCGAGGACATCGCCAAGCGCTCGGACTTCGAAGGGCCGATGGACGTCGTGCCGGTATCGGACCCGAACATATTTTCGGAAAGCCAGCGCTATGCGCAGGTGCAGGCCGTGGCGCAACGCGCGCAGCAGATGCCGCAACTGTACGACGCGCGCAAGGTCGAGGAGCGCGTGCTCGAAACGCTCAAGGTGCCGAACGCCAAAGAGCTACTGGTCAAGCCAATTGAGCCGCAAGAGCAGAACGCTGTGCAGGAAAACGTGGTGGCCACGATGGGCAAGCCCGTGGTGGCGTTCCCAGAGCAGGATCACATCGCGCACCTCAAGACGCACTTGGCGTACATGCTGTCTCCCGCACTGGGCATGAGCCAACTGATCGCGCCGACCTACCTGCCCGTCATGATCTCGCACCTCAAGGAGCACATCTCCATGTGGTACGCGTCCGCCGTTTCGGACTTGGCGGATCAGGCTGCGGGCGTTGACGTGGGCAAGGCCCTCGAGGAGATGAAAGACCCAGACCAGAAGCGATCCGTGGATCGCATGCTGGCCGAGGCGTCCCAGTC